CCGTCCCTGCATGAGCCGACAACGTTCCGACTCCGGTCTGCCTGTTGGCCATGACGCCAAAATAAAACCCGGGTGACCCCGGGTGTGGTTGATTGCTTAGCTGTATCTGTCTGCATCCAGCAGGTGCATCTCGCATCCTTCTTCGGCGTCAGCAGTGAACAGATTATTTCCTGATCCGGTGATGTACCAGTCAAAGACCGTGTTTTTAATCAGGTTCGCTTTTGTGATCATGCATGCGTTGAGATTAATGCGGTTTTCAATCGAATTATCCGACAGCCCTCTGATTTCAAAAGCACGTTCTTCATGTCCGTTTCTGGATTCGCATACACAGTTATGCATATTAATGACAGCGGGGGCTGTAAATCCGGTATTTGAATGCATCTCAAATCCGCCATCGCTCTCTTGCGTTCCGATGAACCGGCAGTTTTCGTATTTGAACCGTGTCCCGCTTCTGCATCCGCCTCCGTACGCAAAGCCATAGCTGCAGTTTTCAGCGATGATAATGCAGTCCTTATACAGCCGGCTCATATTGGGCTGGTCATAATCATCATGTACCGCATATCTGCAATTTGTTCCTCTGATTGTGAGACCGATGATTTCGGTATTACCAAGCACCGCCAGAGTCGACAGATTATTGGATGCAATGCTGCAGGTGATGATCGTATTCGCAGGCCCTTCCAGTGAGCAGAGACGCATGCCTGTAAGCAGGATCAGGCCGGCAGTTGACTGATCAATCCAGCTGTCGATCGGATATGTGCCTGGAAGCAGGCACAGGGTTTTTTCTCCAGGGATCCATCCGGTGCATATCATATGCTGGTAAATATATGACTGCATGTTTCCCATGGACGGCTCGAAAAACCAAACATTTTTAAGATGAATGAAGCACGGATATGCAGGGTCATTTACGGATGCAGTTGCTGTCATTCTGCAAGCGCAAATATAATAGCAGCCGTCAGGAACGGTAACCGTTTTCCATCCGTGAATCATATCAGGTATAGGAAGGTTTTCGTTGGTGGCCAGGATCTGAGGGTTTGCCATGTTCGCATCAGAATAGGCTACGATGTAGGGCAATGCTGCATTATGCCATCCACGATAAAGCCAGGAATCACCGGGTTTAGTAGGAATGAGATCGGTACATTCAAAATTGGTATTGGTTCCTCTTCCAACACCGTCCGCGGTGATGTAGGTATTGGGAATTGTGCGAATCTTGAATCCATCCTCTGCATTGATTCCGAACAAACCAACATTTTCGCGCGCAAACGCATCCTGCAGGCTGTTGCTGATCATGTTTACGATATTAGTGATATTGTTTTTGGCGATCGGTGTTTCAGTAGTGCCGTGCGCTGTCTGTGTGACTGAAAGAAAGAACGGTGCTTTTGTGTCTTCAATCGTGATATAGTAATCGCCTTCTGCCAGTGTCGCGGTATGTGATCCAGCATCAGTGTAGGACTGGATAATTGCATCTGCCGTAGAAATGAAGCGCACGCCGTGCGTGTCATATGTTCCTGCAGGCAGATGTCTTTTGGTGTAGTGATATCCGGCAACCTCAGCAGGACCCGCAGCGTAATAGCCAACGATCCAGATTACCGCATCCAGATAGTTACCAGACATTGAAACCACATAATCATCAATACTGCTGATCTCTGACTGGAGATTTCTTACCTGTCCGCGTACAGCATCCCCTGCGCTTGCGTATACGGTGCCGTTAGCGGAGATCCGGATATCCTGCAGCTCAGCATCACCGGCGGTGCTGCCTGCTGGCAATGATGCGATCTGACTGATACGGGCTGAATTTGCCGCGATACCTGCGGTGTTTGTAGCGACCTGCTGAATAGTTGTTCGCAGTCCGTTACCGACTGCTGCAGCGTCCTGTGCCGCATTAATAGCGATCACCGCCTGCTCTCTGCTGGTCTGTGCGCTGGCCGCAGCTTCTGAAGCAGAAGCAGCCGCCTCGGTTGCCGAATCAGATGCCTCTGTCGCGCTTGCTTCCGCTGCCTCTGCTGCCCGTTCAACGTCCCCGGTCCGCTTCATCAATGTATCAAGATTAAGCTCCTGGAAATTCGTATACGGGAATTTATCATAGAATGCCATAGATTTACCTCCATTTATTAATATACCATCAGGCAGTATTTCTTTTTGAAATCATCGGCAATGATCTGATAGATATTGAATTCTGCCCTCAGTTCCACTTCATGCCTGACCATTGCGCTTGATTCCGTTACGCCGATGTTTCCCTGTTCAATTACAGTGCGGGTATCGGTCCGCGTGTCGCGCGTGTTGGTGTCTGTTGCCTGCTGGCCGACCGCATGGTCCTCGTCAGATGCATGCATTCCCTGCTCGTTAAATCCGCTTACGCTATGCGTGTTTGTCTGATCGCGCTGTCCGGTCACGGCGGTTACTTTGTCCTGGCCGTAGATCATCGTTTCGTTGATCGTTCCGTCTTTGTTCCATATTGGATTATATTCTGCGATCAGCGCAGTAACGATCTTCTGCCAGTTCGGAAGCATTGAAGCGCTCCAGTGCTGGATGGATAGCTTCATATAATCCGGATCAGAATAAAGTATTTCCAGCTCCGCGCATTCCTCCAAAATTTTCCATTTAACCGTGTCCGCATCGATTTCCTCCGGAAGATTCATATTGTCGAAAATACTATGATCCCATTGATACAGACCCAGAATCGACAGTTTCGCTTTCGCTGCCATATGTAGCCCTCCCTTTGATTTCGCGCCAGTCGATCGAGATATCAATATTAAACATCTGTTTAACCTTCTCGCATCCGTCTTTCATGTTCTCCAGCCATAGCGCGGCCTTTGAATAGGTTGACACATTATTCATATTGACTTCATCGCTGATCAGCCGTTCTTTTTTCTCCGTCCCGCCGGTGTTGGGAATGCCTATCTCTGATTCGAACATGCGTTCGATTTTATCCAATACCAGCAGCATATCCGGAGCTATATAGTTCTGCTCAAGATTCTGCGCGAATGTCATCCAGCGTGGGTTGCCCTCTTCGTCAAACAGCTTTTTATCAATGAATTGCGCGGGCTGTCCCGCATTGATATTATCGAACATCTTTTTAAATGACTGCGCCGCGGCCTCATTATCTGCAGCGAAAATGTAAGCCAGTTTGGAATTCAGAATGTTGATTCCCATGCCTTCCGCCGCCACGGCCATAAGATCAGCATAGTATCCGATCAGATCCGCAATGCCGTGATAGTCAGGAGTTAATTTAAGAAGCACACAGTCCTGATCAATTGTCCTTCTGACTTCAGGTCCTTTGATCGCCGGATTACTGATCAGGATCTCTGCAGGCTGATAAAATACATTCTTGCCCGCGAGTGAACACCATTGCGGGATCACTCCATATCCGGGAATGTCTGTAATGCATATATATCCGCAGCCGTAAAGTACATACCAGAAATAATTTTTCGGCCATTCTTCCGGACATTCCATATCAAATACGCTGACGGCCTTCTGAAACAGATACCTGCGGAAGTAAGCGCCTAGCGCTGTGCTGGCCGCATGGATCGTTCCCGGTGACTGTTTGCCGTTGTAAATATTTAAAAAGTCATAATCATACATGATTCTGCATCCTCCTGCGGTATCGCTGGATCTGCCAGCGGAAGAACCACCATTTAAATTTTTGCGGGTTTTCCGGATCCGGTCCAGGTGGTTCCGGTTCCGGTCCGGGTCCCGGTCCCGGTGTAGGTGTATCATTCTGATAAATGAAACCCTGGAATTGTGCATAACCGGGAAAACTCCAGTTTTGCGACCGGTACCGCGTGCGGTATGTGAACGCGTTACCGCCATAATCAGATTCAGAACAATTTATATAAGATCCGTCTGCTGCTATTTCTTCAACCACAGCAACATGGCCATTAAAGCAGATCACCGCACCAAGCTGTGGTTCTGATCCGGTGCTCATGCCTGCGTTTTGTGCCTGTCTCCACCAGTTCCCGGCATTGGATGCCGGAAGCCTGCTGTCTACGCTGCCGTTTATCTGCTGCCATCGCCCCCATGCCCAACCAACACAATTGGATAGCGTGCACCCAGTAAACAGTGGCGGGTATCCCTGAATGCAAGGGCTGTTTCCTCCGTGAGCTGATTGCACCCACCACGGATAGAGATCAGAAGGAAGGCTTTTGCATGGAACAAATTCACTCATAGAAGAATCCTGATTCCATTATATCGCGGATCTCCGCAGCTTCTTCCGTAAAGCCGGCAAGATCCAGCTCTGCATCCTTTACAAGCAGATATCCGGGCAATGTGCTGATCTGTCGGATCTGACATAACGGCCGTCCGCAGTGGTCATTATCCTCATCAACCAGGGTCATAAATTGATGGTACAGTCTTGCGCGGTTCTTCAGATGCGCGAAGCTGCCCGCACCGCCCACGGAAGAGCCGCGCGGCTGCATAGCCCGTACTGCATTGGCAATGCCGTTTCCAGCGCTGGAGATCGCGCCGGCATACTGCCCGCTCACGATTCCGGATATAGTCCCAACCACTGCATTAAATCCGCTCTGAGCTGCGCCCAGGTAATCTTTCATTACCTGAGATAACTGGATCGGAACGCCGATCTGGCTTTCTGCCATATCGGTACATACTCCATCAATCAGCACGCGCGCGCGTCCCTGACCTGTGATCATATCGAAGGTGATCAAAGCCTGCACCTGTGTTGCGTTGCTGGTAAGCGTGGTATCCAATTCCAGATTTCCAAACGGCGGCAGATCCAGATTGACCCTCGTATACGGAGCGGTATTCAGATAGTTTCCGCGCGTCAAGGTAAGCGGATGTTTGATCAGATCAAGGGTGACCGCATATTGCATATATGGCGGGTCATTTGAAATGATCTTATGGCTGCATGGAATGCTCCAATCCCATATATGAAGCGAATCAAGCTCAGTTCCGCCGATGCTTTCATAGAGAACCGGCAGCCAGATGCATGATTTGATATACGAAAGCGGATCGATAAGCGATTTCTGCAGCGCCAGTGTTGCATCCGCCGTATCAAATCCGCTTCCCGACAAAAGCGTATCATCCAGCAGTTCATCAACAAGCGCCCGCAGCCCTGACTGCCGCATCGCTGAGTAAACCACGCTTCCATACATGTGCGAATCATTCGGCTGCTGGCTTGTCACATATCCTACCACGAATATGCCGGCAGACAGATCAATATCATCGGATCCTACGGTATGGATCCACGGAGACGTTCCCACCGTGACATCTGTCTGACATGTCATTTTTGTCGGGTAGTAGTCATCCACGATATTGCCATCACTCGCTGCACTGCTTCGCAGGATATACAGGGATGCATCGCCGATCTGCTGCTTAAACGTGGCCAGTGTATCGCATGTAAGATCCGCCGCCCATAAACGGTGATCTGTCCAGCTCCAATTATTGATATAGTAATATCTTCCGTATTCAGGGATGTATGCATAATTCCATGCCGGGGAAGATGCCAGCCCGCGCTCCAGAATGATTACCGGATTCCTGATCGAGCTGTCAGTCTTAAGAATACAACTGATCACTTCACCGTTTCCGGAAGGCCGCGCGGTACTGTTTGATTTTTTCGCGAATGTATAAAAATTAACATTGAATGCCATATTTCAACCTCATTTAGAAAAAGGGAAGGCTTCCGCCCTCCCTTTAGTGCTTCCGATTAGTCCAGGCAGATCACAAGCGCATTTTCGGTGTTGTCATTCCACCAGCGGCCGCGCTCGTGCCAGTACTGGTTATAGTACGCACCGGCCGCGTTGATCGGGGTGGTAAGCATGCGCTGATCGTAAGGATTAAAGCCCGCGGCTTCATCGTCAAACAGGATGCCGAGAACGTTATCCACCTGCGCGGCAGCTCTTGTAATTGCTGCATCTGTGGTTGCATTGCCTGCAGCCAGATAGTTAACTTCCGTATTGATCGCCCGCGGTGTTGCGATGTCCTGCCAGAAGGCCACGCGCTCAACGTCTGCCTTCTTCAGATAATCATCATGGAAAGTGGTTGAAAGCGCAATGCTTTCGGCCTTATTCATGAAATCTGCATTCATATACAGATGCTGCAGACTGATCGGGGTATGCCGCAGAATCGTTTTCTGGACACCGCCCACAAAAGGCGATACATGATTCAGCACAGTTCTTTCACGCATGAAATTCATGCGGGTAACGAGCTTTGCGATAAACCACCGGTAAAAGTCTGTAAAATTCTGCGGCTGCATAATCGTTACTGCGGTAAATGTTCCGCCGGTTTCCGTGTTGTAGTCGGTCAGAACGTGCCAGATATTACCGAGCAGATAGGTTCCGCCGATCAGGTTTACAAGGCAGCCACGTTTCAGGCCTTCCCGCGTCTGTGTCATCTGGTTGGTGAGTTCACCCATTACCATGGTAAGGAATTCGCCGAACTGGCCTTCATTCTGGAAGGCAGTGTCGAGCTGATCGGTCCAGATGGTAATGTGCTGCTGGTAGTCCTGACTTCCGTAGAAGTTCGTCTGCAGCACTTCCGGCTTCTTAATTTTATAGTGGTCGGCTTCCATTCCATCCGCCCATGCTGTGCCTGTAGAATCGCGCAGCCGTTCATCCGTTTCAAGCGGTTTTTCGATCGCTGTAAGTTTACGGACATGATTGCCCCACTTTTCCTGACTCTTTTCCAGTCCGGAGAAAAGATCATTATATGGACGAATTGAGAAAATGGTACGGCTGAGAACCTGGCTGATCGCGGTAGCCAGTGGATCATATCCCATCTTAAGCAGCGTCTGCGCTACTGTGGTAAAGTCTGCCATATCCGGAGCGGTTGCGCCGGTACGGCCCTGTGCGGTGTTCAGAATTTCATTCGCAACAACGTGGATATCATCAATAGATAAATTATTCGGCATGTTATTCCTCCTTCATTGCGCCAGCAAGGATCTCCTCCACCGTGCGCTTTTTCTCCGGCTGCCGGCCGGCCTGCAGATTGCTTACTTCAACAGCTTTCTTAAGCGCATCCATGGATGCTGTAAGCTGTTTAATGTAGTCCGGTACAGGTTCCGTCTTCTGATCCTTATCCGGTTCTGCTTTCGGTTCTGTCTTCTGTTCCTTATCCGGTTCGACTTTCGGTTCTGTTTTTGGTTCGGTTGCTTCCTTGGCTTCTTTTTCAGGCTCTGGATGTTCTGCCTTCAGCAAGGCGCTGATTTCATCCTTTGTATAACCGGCCTGCAGAAGTGTGATCAAGTGTTCCAGCTTCATATTTATTTTCCTCCTGCCATAAGCTGATTAATTCTGCGCTGAACTTGTTCTGGATCGAAACCGTAGCTTCTGATCTTATTCCAGCGGTTGTTTCCATAACATTTATACCATGGACCGGTGCCGCGGATGATCGCTTTTGCGATCTCGTCAATATCTTTATATGGACCTTTTGCGCCTGATCCGCTGCCCTGACTGTCCCATGCTATCGGATTATAGATAAATCCCTGGAAAGCGGTATTTCCGCCTGGGCTGATATATCCTCCGCCATCAATCCGCTTCAGGCACTTTTTATATTCAAATCGTGCGCCGCCGTAATTCGACTGGCTGATCATGATATAGTCCGGGCCGATGCTTTCCACAATAGCCACATGGCCGTGCTTAGTACCTGCCCAGCATGCAACGGCACCCAGCGCAGGCGTCTGCCCGCGGGAGTAACCCTCATAGGCATTGAACCATGTGCGGGCATCTGTACGCGCCAGCAGTGGCCGCCTGCCGATCAATTCATAGAATCTGCCCCACGCATAGCCGGTACAATCTGCAAGCACGGATCCGTCTTTTTTATCAATGACGATGCATTCATTTAATCCGCCGTATCCGGTCCCGATCCAATGCGGATCCGTTTCGGCCGGGGCTCTTGTCCTGGGAATAAATTCATTCATCGCTTCCGTGTCCTCCCGCCTCATTTCGCAGATCTTCGATCAGAGTTTTCAGCTCCGCCAGAACTACGGTATTTTTGTTCAGACTATCACGGATCGCATCCATTTCTTCTTTATGGGCTGCCGTGCTGTCCTGAAGGGTTTTCCACATTATGATGCAAGCTACGATCGGAAATCCGACTGAAGTTATCAAGGTGCTGATCTGTGTATAGTCCATATGTACCTCCAATATGAGCGGCCTGCTTCAGGGGGAATCACTCCACGCGCGCCCCTTCCGAGGGCTGATTCTGCGCGGCAGACCGCTCATCAATTATATTATATGAAAAGTCGCTCAAATAAAACCTGCGCGGTTGAATTTTCGAAAAATACATGGCCGGCAAGATACCGCAGATATAAATATCCGCATTGCTTCTGGAAGCGCCGCCGGTCGATATCCGATGTGGTAAATGTCAGCCGGCAGGATCCGGTCTGTCCGCAGCGGGCATAATATTCTTTTCGGCTTTTGTGCTGGTATATGACCAGCTCCCCAATTTTTACCACAGGCCGGTATTCTTTCAGGTTTGAGCTTCTTAAATAACGTGTGTCCAGATCAAAGATATTCCGCAGGGCCATATTCTGAAAATCATTGCCCTCCGTCAATTTGTATAGGGCTGTGTCTGCCTTCTGTTCGCTGATCGGTGAGTGCATCAGCATGTAGACCGAAAGCTCCCGGTCCTGATCATGGTATTCTTCGATTCCCTTGTTCATCATCCTGGCGATCCGATCAACGATCTCCAGACCAATAAAAATCGGATTCGCGATATTGTTGCTGTTGGCAGCGCATACCATCTTGACCGGCTCCAAACCCTGCAGCTCCCGGTTTCGGTTCACTGTTTCGTACACATTCATCAATGCCAGGTATTCATCCTTAATAGGCCGCATATGCTTTTCCGGGATGAATTCATCATAGAAGATGAACTGCACGCGGGACATATCCACGCCACGGATGCCGGCAAAGGTTGAAAGTGCAGCCAGATATCCGGACGGGATGCTATCCTGTTCTTCTCCGCGCTGGATGTAGATGCCGGTCAGATTCTTCACGACGGGCTTCAGATTGACCTGATATTCCGGATGATCTGAAAGAATACTATTGAACGGATTCGTCACCGGTGTACTTACTATGTCGGCTTCCGTCTGCGTTCTCCGCAGGATCAGGAAAGGAATATCATGATCCAGAATATATTTAAGTATTCCGTATGATTTTCCGGTTCCTCGCGGACCGATCTCAAAGATGAAACAATCCGGACGGCTTAAAATCTTTTCCTGATTGATATATCCAGATTCCATATATAAATTCATATTGTCCTCCTTAAAAGAAAAGCCGGTTCCCCGGCTCTTTTTTCTTAATCCAGATCAACCCAGTTCACCGAGTAACCGGTGCGGCCGTTTTTCGTCTGATAAAGATAAATCTTGAAACCTGCCTGTCCGTTGTTAATCGCTTCCACTGCTTCCTCATCCTTGCGCATTTCTTCCACGGTCTCCGTCAGATGGGACGGCAGATTGACCATCAGGCTGTCATTGATCGCAATCATTCCCTGCGGTCCGTATTTGCCTTTTGTGTTGATGTAGAGACCGGCGATCGGATAAACATGATCATTGCCGTTCTCGTTGTGCAGATCGGCCAGCGTGGTATATGCCGGCTCATGCAGCTTGACCTTGAATGTCGGGTTTCCTTTGTTGTACTTGTTTGCGAATGCCATAAATTTAATCCTCCTTTTCTTCAATCAGTCTTAATAGATTTTTATAGCTTTCACTTAACGACAGATTATATGTCGTTTCTGATATGATAACATAGCTTGTTAACTCAATCAATTTATCATCGATCACAAGCTGATCGGAAACTGGATGATCGATGTATTTCGATTCCGTTTTCCCAGGATGATAGAAGGTAAAACCTTCTTTAAAATTCTCCAGTTCTCCCAGCTCCGCAACTGCCTTTTTCGATACTCCGGAAATGGTAATATGCAGCGTTCCGTCCATGCCCTCATATGCATAGCGCTTGGATCCTAAAGTTGAAAAGCGCTTATATTCTCCATCGGCTTCATATACTCCCATGTAATGGGTATGCTGCTGAGAATCGACTGCATAGGCTCCGGAAGATTCAGAAGCGGCCTGCGCCTTTTCATTAAATACGCTCCAGTCCTGGCCATGATCGACATATTTGACCGAATCGGTATCGCAGTATATGAAATCCTGCGGGCCTGCTATTGCTATGCCCTGTTCCAGCCGATACCGCGCCCATGCTGTACACCAGACCCCCCATGCATAATTCAGGAATGACCTTTTTGCGTGATTTCTGAGAACCACTGCAGGATCTTCTTCCTGGACAATGAATTCCGATCCGGTCCATACAAGTGTTTCCTGCAGCGGATCCTGTGCGCACATTCCATATAGACCATTCAAGATGTTTTTGCTCTTGTCATAAAGAAGCTTTTGAAATGGATCCTCATTACCTTTTAATGCCGTTTTCTGCTGGTAGTATGATTTGATCACAGCCCGCATAGGTGACGGCAGATATCCATAATCAGTGAAATATAATTCTGTGATTACCATATCCGAAAATGTATATTCATACAGCAGGATACGGAAATCTACATCTGTTAAGGCTACCATTACATGCGCCGCACTCAGGACACGGCCATTATCCATGGCCGCGGCCACTGGATGCGATTTATCCACGGATAAGTAAGGAACCGGCCAGAATTCATCTTTTAATTTAATATCTGTCATTTCAGCCCGGAACATGACCGCATAGCCGTTCCTGATCAGGTTACGCAGATTATCCAGGCTGCATGATCCCTTGCGCCACGCTCCCATAGGGAATTTGCAATTCATAAGCACATCCGGATAGCTGCTGGATCGATCAGCGCTCAGGATCCGCGCATGAATCAGCTTGCTGTCGATGATCTTGCCGGCATAGAAGCGATTTGCATGTGTATTCCCGCCGCGGAAGCAGTCCCTCAGCAGTCTATATTCTTCAAGAGTTGGCTGCATCTCTGCCAGCGATGCGCGTGAATATCTCCGCATTGCATGCTTCATCTCCCGCCGCGGATAGCCTGTCGACGTCATGGGAATCGTATAAAGATTATCGCCATCACGCGCCATCTGTTTATTGACCGCTTCCACAAGACCGATAACGTCATTGAAACAGTAATGCAATTCTTCCGTGGTCATCGGCGTCCAGGGATAGCGAAGCTTGTCATAGTTGAAGTCTTTACCGCTCAGCTTCTGATGCTCAACATCCATCTTGCGGGTAAATGCCGCCAGGGACATGTTCGTTAAGATCAGGCTGTCCCGGAATTCTATGCATTCCTCCGCGATGCATTTGATCACTTTTCGCGCATCGGTTGCAAATACATCCTCACCTGAGAAATTAAATACACTTTTAATATACTGCCATTCATAAGACAGATTATGTACATAGGCAACCAGATAGCGGCCGTTAAGGTGACCTTTCAGCCGCTGGATGAAAGCCCGGAACTCTTCCCAGGTGCGCCCGTAGATCACAAGATCGGGACCAAGCGCAAACTGCCAGATATACATAAAGTTGATTTCTTCGCCCTGATGCGTGCAGGTTGTGGTTTCGATATCGAATGCACAGGTAACATTCTTATATACGATCTTCTTTTTACGTCCGCCGGGATTCCCTTTCGGTTTCTTCAGATCAGGAAGATCATCAATGATAAGCGGATCGAAGCGGGCCGCTGGTATAGTCATCACTGGCATAATTCAAATACTCCAAGACAGATTAAGATAAAACCGCACACGGCACCCAGCGCATAAAGTACATTCCGTATGATCTCCGGCTCTTCCTGCTGATCAATGATCCATGATAGGAACATCGCAGCCAGGAAGGCATATAAATAGGCTTTCATTCTTTCCTCCTTGCATAGTGACAGTATCCTTCCGGATCGGTTGCAACGCATCCCTGCGAATGCCTGCATAGGCCAGCATGCTCACCAGCTACTGATTCGGAAAAGCCGCCAGGTATAGCTTTGAAATAGTATCTGCACTCACCACAACGGATTAATTCTTTTTGTTCCCGGATGTATCCAACAATATATTCTTCAAAATCCCGTTCAAAGTCTCCGACTGCGACAATATATTCCCTCATTATTTCACCTCCACATCGTAGAATTTCACCTCGTCCGGATCGTCTTTGAAATCGCAACAGAAGAATGCCCCATATCCAAGATCCGGGACGCCGTCCTCTCCGCGCTGGATAAGACCGGCATAAAATTCATTCCTCGATTCACGCTCCGCCTGTGTCAGATGATCCCACAGCAGGGATGCAAGCAGAATTGCCTCCTCCTGATCCGCGCAGCCGATAATGTGAACGTCCATTCCGGAATCGTCAACAACACACGGCACGAGATCAATTCCTTTGTTCATTCTTAATTTCATTTCTGTAATCTTCATTTCTGTAATCTTCATTTCTCCTTTATTGGGATTTACCCGCTTACTATGTTAGCATAATTTCTGACTATGTCAACATAGTTTAGCGCCGGCTTCTCCGCGCTCTTGCTCTTCTCTGCCGTGCGGATCTGGATGCCCACAATGCTTCCCTGCCTTCATCCCTGCGCTTAATGGCAGCCACGGTCCGCGGATCCAATGCTTCTGCACTGAAGAAATCGCTGATCGGTTGATCTCTGACCGTTGAATTGACTTTTATACGCTGTGCGCGGGTGAAATCTTTTTTCTTCTCCTCTTCAATATCCTTCATTAATTCCTTTACCCGCTTTTCAAATTGCTTCTGACTGATCTTGCCCTTGTCAAACAATTCCTGCCAAAGATCCGCAAGCTGATCAGATCCATATTCACCACGGGTGATTCCCAGGGCTTTTTTCATTGCATTCATAAATACGCCGAATTTTGCTATCTGATCGTCCGGAATATTGATGCCCTTCTTCTTCAGTCCTTTTTTAATCGCTTTGTTGCTTTTCTTTATACCGCTGATGCTTGACCGTTTCGCGCTCAGAAAATCAACAACCTTATTTAACTGCTGTACTGCCTGATGCCGATCCATCCCACGGACAGAAGGAAATAGTCCGGGCCTCTGATCAGCACTTGCATCCGCCTCCGGCCTGCCCTCCATGCGCTGGATGCGCTTATTTGCGATAGCACGCAGCCGGGAATATTCTGATTTGATGATCTTGTCACTCACACTGTGCGCTCTTTCGAGCTGCGGAGTGATCCATTCATAACGCAGCGGCGATCCATAAAACAGATCCTCCGGCCTGGTAGCCTGATTCCCGCCTTTATAAACGTTCCTTTTCTTCGCCATGTTTAATATCCTTCTTCACCAGATCCCGGACGTATCCGCTGACATTGTTACATTCTTCCAAGGCCTTGATCACTTCCTGATCGCGTCTGCGATCGACACGGACAGCAAATGTCCTGTAGTTTGTACGGATATAGTCCGCACCATCGAATTTTTTCATATGCACCTCCTGTCTTTTCATCATATAATATGTAGACATAGTTAATCAACACCTGCCCGGGGTCACCCGGGTTTTATTTTGGCGTCATGGCCAACAGGCAGACCGGAGTCGGAACGTTGTCGGCTCATGCAGGGACGGAGTCGGGACAATGCCAGGGACGGTGACGGGACAGGTACGTACATGCATGATTCGTACATGCATGCAAGTTGGTATGTATGCAGGTTCATACTATACTTTTTGTTTTGTGGGAATAAACAGGCGTACAGATGGGATTACGTAACTTT